GCAAAGTAAAGTCGCTTTCCTGACCAAAACCCCTGCGTAAAGGGTTTTACTTTGCTCGCACTCCGCCACAGAGCGACCTGTTTTTCACAGGCACAGCAATGCTAAAACACGAATTTGAAAATGTCAACGTATTTCCGTCATTTCATATCATTTCATATCAGAGGCTTTACCTACCCTTCAAGGGTGGCTTCAAGGGTAGCTTCAAGGGTGGCTTCAAGGGTAGCTTCAAGGGTGGCTTCAAGGGTAGCTTGGGTGGTTTTTCACGGGTTAGCGAGGGAGTGAAAAAACTATCAATAAATAGTCAAAAGTAAACTTTTTTATAGTCTATTGATTATTAAGCGAAAATAGTTGTTGACATACTGTTAAACTACAATCAAAATGTCTCCACGGTCGAAAACCTGAAGACCGGAAGAAAAACAGGAGACAACATGAATTGTAATTGTGCTGTTTACAAGTTCCCGCACCGTCCTGGTAGCGGAGGCTGCAAGATTCCAAAGTGTTCAGAGTGTGAATACGGGCGTGTAGAAAAAGACCCTTTCGGAACCAAAGACTATTGGTACACCGAAATCCACTGTTTAGCTCTTAAGTGCCCTTGGGGTAAAGAATGACTGACAAACAAGCGACAGCTCTAGGTAGTTTTTGCGGATTGGCTCAATACATTAAAGACAACCCAAACGCAATCTACTGGACTAGCAATTTCATTCAAGAACGAATGATTCAAATCTTAAACGACTACAAGGAAACGTCATGCAAGCAATCGCAGCAGCACTCGTAAAAGCCCAAAAAGAGTTCGGGCCAGCACTCAAGACCGCGACTAACCCACACTTCCGGTCTAAATACGCGGCTCTGGATGCCTGTGTCGAAGCTGTAATTGACGCTTTGAACAATAACGGTATCTTCCTGATGCAATACACTCATCCTTGTGAAGACGGGGTTATTGTAGAAACAATGTTTATACATGAGTCTGGTGAGCATATGTCCGGTGGTCGTTTGCACGTTCCAGCTTCCAAACAAGACCCGCAGGGCTACGGATCGGCTCTGACCTACGCTCGTCGTTACTCACTTCAAGCGGCCTGTGGTATCGCCCCAGAAGATGATGATGGTAACGCTGCTTCCAAGCCCAAACCGGAACCCAAGAAACCAGCGGCTGGTACGCGAGATAAAGAGACTTTGACGTTCATCCTCGAGTCCTGCGAAGACCTGAGTTCCATGCAAGCAGAATGGACAAAAATGACCCCTGATGAACGTCTATTGGTGAATGACGTTAAAGACAAACTCAAAGGAACTCTCAAATGAGAGAAAAAAACGAACTCCAGGGGACTGGACAATGGCACTCAGAACGCACAGGGAAGCTCACAGCTTCTCGTATGAACGATGCCATGTCCTTCCTAAAGGGGAAGGCAGGGAAGGCTCCAGAGGAGTCTTCTAAAAGGTATGAACTGAAGAAGGAAATTCTCTTAGAAAGACTTACTAACAACATCGTCTCAAAGTATGTAAATGATGCAATGCAACATGGAATTGAGACAGAGCCTTTGGCGAAGGAGACATTTGAACAAAAGACGGGTATTCTTATTGAAGACGTTGGTTTTGTGAATCATCCGGTGATTGATAATTTCGGTTGTTCGCCAGATGGTTTTACGTCAGACGGTGGGTTGATTGAAGTTAAATGCCCAACAGAGAAGACGATGCTGGAATACATTTTAAAAGATGAGATTCCAGAGAATCACAAGAAGCAGATGTGCGTCCAGGCCTTGTGTACCAAACGAGACTTCATTCATTTTGTTGCGTTTGATAACAGACTACCTGAAGATATGCAGTTGTTTCACAAGATTTACACTCCGACAAAGGAGGAGTTGAAGGAAGTAGAGTTAGCTGCGATCCAGTTCTTAGATGAAGTAGACGAGATGTTTTTCAAATTGACGCATAAATAGGAGTTTATATGGCATACGAAATGAAACCAGGCGAAGGATCGGCTTTTCTCAACGAGAAAAAAGAAGACTGGCACGCAGACTTCAGAGGTAAGGTAGTCCTTCCAGATGGAAAGACTTGTTACCTTGATGTTTATAAAAAGACCGACCGTAACGGAAACCCGTTTGTGCGTATGAAAATCGGTAAAGAAGTTTCTAGTCGTACTGAAAGTGCGCCTAAAGTTCAAACTGTAAACACTATGAAGGATGACATCCCATGGTAAACCCTGAGATGAGAACCGACCGACTGAGAGACTATCTCAAACTTTTGTGTCAGGAGATCGAAACCGCAGCGTCTATGATCGAAGACAAAACGGTTTCGGATTATCTTAAAAAACTCTCCGAGACTTACAAAGGCAAACTTTATGAATGAGAAACTTCAAAAGTCCATGTCTTATTTAAAAAGTAGGAATATCTACATTTTGGATAATGTATTTAAACCTACTAATGCGGCCTCTACGGACGTTTCAGTGACTTTCGCAAGGTATCGTAGAGAAGTCCTGGATCAACCGTTTCCAGCAGTAGTTAGGAAGCGTAAATAAGGTTGCTGCGGGAGTGGCGAAATTGGTTGAAACGCAAGAGATTTAAAATCTCTCACAGATTAACGATCACACTGCGGGTTCGAATCCCGCCTCCCGTACCAATAGGAAAAGAAATGAAAACATCATGGCCGAGAGTTGAATGTCGTGTGTCAGTTTTTTTTGATGCAGACCACGATTTACCGCAGATGAACAATCAAGGAATTCATCGTCACAACTATTGGCTTGAGGCTGGTTATTGGCATGAAATTAACCCAAATACTGGATGCACTAAAACAATGTCTGATATGCGTGTTGATGTTGATGAAATTGTGGATAAGATTAAGAACAAAAACCTTAACAATATTTTGCCGGTAACTCCAACGGCGGAATTCCTTGCTTGCTGGTTCTTAATGCAATTACCTGCCTATTGGGATTTTGTTGTTATTCGTTGTTATGGCGGGTTTGAGTGCCGAATAGACCGCAAAAACATGACACAGGTATGGAAGGAGCAAGTTGGTGCTAGTTCTACTTGATACTAGTCAAGATCTAACCGTTGCAGCTGCTGAATTGGGATGCGAGGTTGAGCAGTTGTTAACCCCACTAACGCGATACAAGTTGCAGCGCCCTGATTCTAGGTTTGCAATTGATAACGGGGCTTTTTCAAGGTTTGATGGGAAAGCATTTGATGCTTTGCTGGCTAGGGAATATGAGCGTAGGCAAAACTGTATTTTTGTTTGCGCTCCTGACGTTGTTGGTTCTGCTCGTAGGACGCTTGAAATATTTAAAAGATGGGAAGAAAAGCTAAAGGAGTGGCCGATAGCTTTAGTTGCACAAGACGGGCAGCAGGATTTGGAGATACCGTGGGATTCAATTAAGGCAATTTTTATTGGTGGCTCCACGGAATTCAAAATGTCTGTACATACGAAGCAAATTGTTCAATGCGCTAAAACTTTGGGGAAATGGGTTCATGTTGGCCGAGTAAATACGCCAGGAAGATTTGAGTATTTTGAAGAAATGGGGGCTGATTCAATTGACGGAACAGGACTGTCAAGATATTCGTGGATGCGCGAAGCAATTGGCAGAAAAGATAATCAATTAGATTTAATAAATTAAACATGAAAATAACCATTGATATTGATGAAGAATCATTGGTCGATCTAATTGTTAGCGACCTGAAAGACTATCACGAAAATATGGTGCGCGAACTAAAGAATCGACCAAATGTTAAATATGGCGTTTTCTTTAATGACAAAAAGAAAGATATTGCAAAGTTAAAAGATGTTATAAAAGCTTTGGAAATAGTCATTAACTCTTACGGATCATAAAAAAAGCCCCTCACTCGGAGGGGCAAAACGGGAGGGCAACGAAGCAATGAAGACTGTACCAAAAAAAACGGTTCAAGACATCATAAAAGAACACTACACAAGACAGGATCAACGAAACTATAAAGGTAAACCATGCTTACTTATGGAAGTCTGGACTACTTATGAAGTGGGAACTGAGATACCTGGAGATGGCGAGGCTAGTATCGACTTGGAGCAAAGACCCGTCAACTAAAGTAGGAGCTGTAATTGTCGATTCAGACAATACTGTTATATCAGTAGGTTTTAA